CCAGTGCCTTCACCAGCATCGGTGGCAACAAATGATTTTCCAACTTCATTTGCGTCAGCCCCAATAAGTGTAAAGTCAGTTGTTCCAACAGATTTTATGATATAGCTTTCGCCAGCATTTATTTGATCTGCACTAATTGCAGACCCTATGCCTCTGTCTCCGTAGCCCGTCCAGAAACGAATAGCGCCGCTATCAAACAGCGCCTCAACTGCGTAGAAAGGCTGGACGTTATCTTGCGTCAGTGCGGATAAAATTGCGGCTGGGACCAAACGGCTCATACTGCCTCCATCGCGCTAAAACTAATTGTAACGAAGCCTTGGTTGTTACGGGATCGGCTCACGCTGTTTCCATCGAGGCGGAACACGCCATTGGCATTTTCAAGCGTAACGGCAACATCGCTTCGATTTTTGCGAAGCGCGGGCCAAATCTCAAGCGTCCCATCGCCGTCGAGATCAACAAGAACCTTATGCAGCGTTGCATCAGATCCGCTGCCGATTTGGATCATATCGCCAGCCAGAAGCGTTCCGTTTGATGTGACTGTCACGCTGCTATCGCCAGCCGAGCCACTTACAGCGACGGTGGTTGCTGTTCCAGAAATATCGCAGTGATCTAGGTCGCCAAGATAGAAGCGGCCCTCAACGCCGTTTAGCGAAGACAGAAACGCGCCCCAGCCTTTCGCTTCAGCCGATCCCATCTTCATAGGCGGCAACGCAATGCTTGCCGTCCACATCTGACCGCCCCAGTTAAAAGTCTGACCAGCAAACGTATATGGTGATTGGCTAAAGCTGACAGCGTTTGTCTCAGTCAATTCAAACGAGGCAACCCGCGTCAGCGTCGGAAAGTCTAAAGGATAAACGATTGCCATTAGAAGGCACCTCCGTAGGAACCGCCGCGACGTTTGGCATCGAGGACAGCGGCTTTAGAAGCCTCGACCAGCTTTGGCAGCATAGCGTTGATCTCGGCGCGGTTTACGCCGTTGCCGAAAGTGTTGTTTTGAACAACCGTCACGCTATCGCCGCCGCCTTTTGAAATATTCATTGTCTGCGATGGGCTAAGGATACGCCCGTCAGTTTTCGGGACAAACAATTCGCGCCCGCTTTCGCCCGTCATATACGGTTGACCAGCTTGCACGGTGCCGCCAGATGCACGACCGAAGATAGGCGCAAGAGCGCCAAGAATGCCGCCGCCACCAGTTTCAAACGAACCTACAAGCTGTTGCACGACAAGGACGCGATACAGTTCTTTTATGATGTCAGCAGCCATTGCGCGGAACGCATCTTTTGCTGTCATGGTCCCATCGACCATAGCCATGAACGCGCTTTCCATTGACGACTTCATCGTGTCGGCAACGCTGCTCAGATCGATTGCTTCGCCTTTTGCTTCAGCAAGGCGTCTAGCAATTAGGCTCATCGCCAGCGTTGCTTCTTCAGTCGTAATAATGCCAGCCGAAAGCGCAGCGTTTACGGTTGCTTGCGCCGCAGCAAAATCGTTGTTTGCTTTTACCGCGTCATCAAGACTGCCCATGAGTTGCGTGAAAGCGTCGCGAATTTTCTCGACATCATCTGCCGTAGAGCCACCGCCGCCACCAGCCGAGCCAATCGACGGTGTGTTTTGGATTTCTACGCTCGCATTTTCCAGCTTATCCAAGAGAACTTGGAGTTCCTCTTTTTCAGCCGTGGCAGCTTCAAGATCAGTTCTGATTTTTTCTAAACGCTGGGTCGCGGCTTCAACGGTTGTAACGCCTTGTCCATTCACGCCAGAAAATTCGTCTGTATTGAGAACATTTGTCCCAGCAACGTTAGCTTCGTTTATAGCTGCGTTGAGGTTCAATGCTTCATCCGTCAGATCGTTAATCTGGCGTTGAACGATAGACATCTGACCATAGTTCGTGATGCCGAAGATATTGTCGAAGCCGTTAATGACGTGCATCGCAAACGCAGTGAAGTTTGCCGACATCGAGGTCATAACGGTTGACCAAACTTTATCCATCTGAGCGGTTTGACGGACCAAATCTTCATCGAGAACAATGCCAAGCGCCCGCGCCTTTTCAGCAAGGTTGCCCATCTCTGCGCCGTTATCCGCAAGCAATGGCGTTAGCATAGAAGCGTCAGATGCAAGCGCCTCCATATAGAACGTCATTTCTTGCTGCGACACGCCCGCTTTCTCAAGGCTGTCCACATAAAGCTGTAACGCATCTGCGCTCGTTAGGTCGCGGAACGCATCAGCAGTAATCCCGACTTTTGGCGCAATGTTTTCGAAGAAATCAGCCATCGGACCAGCGCCCGTTTGCATGAAATCGCCAACCTTGTCGTTCACGTCCTTCAAAATGTCTGCCAGCTTTTCTTGCGAGATATTCATTTGCTGCGCGGCAAACGACATTTCTTGAAACCGTTCGACCCCGACGCCCGTCAGGTTCGATAGGTTCACAAGTTCACGGGAAAGGTTCGATGCGTTCTGAAGCGCTTGCAGAGAAAACGCTCCGACAAGAAGCGGCCCCATGCGCTTCGCCGCTGCCCCAAGCATATCGAAAGACTTGCTCGAACTTGCAACGCTACCGCGTGTCCGATTTTCAAAGCCTTTGATGCGGCGCTCTGCTTTAGCAAGTTGGTCGCGCAGGTCTTTAGTCTGGGCGCTTAGAATGATGTTGATCTGTTCAGCGTTAAATGCCATCGACGCGCTCCACCAGCTTGCGATATTCCTCGGCGCTCATCGCGTCAGAACCAGCTTTTTTAGGCGAGTGCGCTTCGGACCATCCCTCGAACACAAGCCATGTATCTTTCGGGATCATATCACGAATTTCTTCAGGCTTTAAGCCCGCAACGATGCCGTTAGAAATCATCCTTCGGACGTTCAGTCGCTTTGGCTTTGGTCCTGCTTCCGCTTTTTTTTTGAGCCTTCTTCATTGAAGTCAGGCATAAACGCGACCCCGATCGTTGCTTGTGCAATCGTGTAAAGGCGCATCAAATCTTCAGGACCGCAGTCCGATATGATCTTGTCGGCTTCGTGATCTTTCTTGCCGCCGCCAACTAAAGCGAGGGCCAGCAGATCTCGAACCTCTTTGCTGTTCGGCTTTTTTCCGCCGCCAAAGAACCCATCCCAAAGTTCAAAGATGCCGCGATGCTTATCTTCAAACCGCTCGATCTCGCGGTTGCGTAGAAGGAACGTGTGTGAGGTGCCGCTGAGATACTCAACGACACCGCCACGAGGTGCTTCAGCCGTGATAGCCATTAAGCGGCAGTAAAGGTGACTGCGCCGTTGCTTTCCAGCGACAGCGAGTAGGTTACGCCGCCTTCGGTTTGTCCGCCAAACTCAACGGAAGCAATGCGGAAAGCCCCAGCGTATGTTCCAAAGTCAGGGATTACGATCTGGAAGTTGCAAGCATTGTCAGCGCCCATAGCAACCGAGTTCATGCGTGCTTCAGCAGTGCTGTCTTCAAAGTAACCATCGCCGCTGACGGATACGTTCTTCAGGCCCGCAAGAGTTTGGGTCCAGAGGGCGCCTTCAGGGGAAGTGCAATCAGGTGTGGTTACGTCGATTGACGAGTTGTTGATCGTGATCGATTTCGAGTTCAAACCGCAAAGGTTCGAAAATGTTTCAGATGCTTCGCCGTCGCCAATCTTGACTAGCAGGGCGCGTCCAAGTTGTTTAGCCATGATCGGCCTCCTTTAATGTGCGCTTGCCCAGAGCGCGGGTTCAGGCGGTTTCAAGCATTGCTTGAACTGAGACGGTTGCCGTGTAGCCACGGCCCTCGTTATCTCTTGTGACAGAATATGCCTCGAAAATCAATTCAACGAGCGTATGACCCGCGACTGTTACGGACGCCTCCTGACGGTGCAAAGCGGCTTTGATTGCTTCGGCAATACGTGCTGCCTCAACGCGACCAGATGCGCTACGGGAGTGAACCTCGAAGCCAATATTCACGATTGCGCCTTCGGTCGTATCCGTATCAAAGCGCAAAGGCTCGATGCCAAGGAAACGCACATACGGGAACGTGACGTTCTGAGGCGGCTCATCATAAACGCGGGTCGATACAAGCGCAGAAACGCCAGCGTCAGCAACAAGCGTTGCGCGTAAACCTTTTTGAATTGCTAGTGCGTATCCGTCGCTCATCTTAACGCCTTTTCAATAGCCTTCCGAAGTTGGCGCTGGGCAGCGCGGCGATGACGCGCAGCAATCAATGATTTGGTCGTTTCACGGGTGTGCGAAGGGCTTCCAGACGGACCCCAGCCATAGTTGATTGCGTTTGCAGCCAAACCTTCTTCGTTGTCGCCTTCGTAGAAGTTCACAAAGCCAACAATTCGATCTGGCGATGTCGTAACGTTTCCGTTGATGCCACTTTTAAAATCGCCGCTATCAACAGGAGCAATCGCTTTTGCTTTTGACACACCAAGCGCAACCGAACGCTCAACGGATTTGTGCAGAGACGCATAAGCATCGTCAGGCAGATCGTCTAGCTGCTTCAGCAGTCGCTTTACGCCCTCGATCTTCACGATGCCACCCCGCGCTCAAGTGTAAACTCGATCTGCGTGTCTTTAGCGTCGATCTGGGCAATGCCTTTGATTGCCCAAGTGTATCCACGCGCAAGAACGCGGTCTGCGGTCGTTACCGTCGATGTCATGCTATCGGCTCGGCAGTGCATTGTAGCAAGGCCGACATCGAGCAACGCACCGCCCGCGATCTTTTCCTTGCCCGTGCGCTCACGAAAATCAGCAGAGCGTTTGCCCTGCGCAATGTTCTTCCAGCCAGTATAGACGTTGCCATAATCATCGACCTCGCCTTCAACGAGGCGCTGAAAGGTCACACGATCACGGAGCAGCCCAGCCTTAACCATACCAGCACCGACGGTGCATCCCGATCAAGGCGTCATAGCCGAATGGGATGTTTGATAGTTCGTCCATGCCACTGTTTTCGCGGTTGTCATACCAATGACCGACAAGCAGCATAATGGCATGACGGATCGTCTCAGGAATGTCCGATGCCGCTTCCCCATAGCCAATTGTATATTCGATACGGATTGCGTCTGAACGCTGCGCTGTAACGGGCCAAGAAGCCCCAGCGATTGGAGAGACATAAGATGCAAAC